ACGTCGATGCGCAAAGTGTACCCGGTCGGACCGGCTTTCAGGACAAGCGTCTGCGTGCCTTCCTCGGTAAACCGGTTACTGTAGGTCATCATGCTGCGGGGAGCGCTCACGGTACTGCTCTTGACGCCGTTTTTCCAGAACTCCACTTCAGCGGGCACACGGTCGGGATCATAGGCCACCCAGTCGAAAGTGAGCTTCTCGTAGCGGCCGGCTTCAAGGACCGGCTCCAGATGCTCGTCCCGTCCGAGGACATGCCCGTCGGCATGAATGAGCTTCAAACCGATGAAGGGCGCGCCGGTTCCGGCCTTCAGCAGGTCGATATGGATGCTCTCGCTTTTCAGCGTGAGGTCGTCAGTTTCCATCTCGGCCACCAGCTGGGCGGTATGCCGCCCCACGGACAGGCCGGTCATGGAAACCTCGAAACTGCCGTTCGTCGTGCCGCTTCTTTTCACCGTCTGCGAGTCCCACTGGTGTCCGTCCAGATACAGCGTCACGGTTTTGTCGCCGCTTCCGCTCACCGCAAAGGGGATGCTCACCGCCTCGCTCACGCCGTAGCCGCCCTTGGCGACACACTCGGCTATGTTGAAGCTGCTGCTCAGTGCAAGGGTCACAGCCTTCACGCTCACATAGCTCTGCCTCGTCTGTGTCTTGCCGGTGGTCGGGTCGGTTGTGGTAGCCCTCACATAGATGTCTGTCGTTCCGAGCAGCAGGTATTTCGTCAGATCCAGGGTATAGGTTCCCTTGCTCACATCATGCTGCGTGTCTGCATACATCACGGTCGCGCCCCTCTTCATCTCAATGCTGACTGTTGCCTTCTGGCCCGTGGATGTGCCTTTCTCGTCACCGCTGCTGTACTGGTGGTCATACGTCCATGTCAGCATCGCGCTGTCACCTTCTTTTATGATGGTCTTGCTGACGGCTGCATCCAGCACGATTTTCGTGGTCGAAGCGTCACCGCCTCCACCGCCGCTTCCTGCCGGAATGTCCGCAGACGCTATCTCTGCACCGCTCTTGTTGGTCAGTGCCAGGCGCACGCTGCTGCCGTCGTCACTCAGTTCGGCGTTCATGCCCAAGACGGTGCTCGCCTCTATCTCCATCAGCTTCGCCGCCACCGCCGCGTTCTGCACCGGGTTCGTCGAACTTACGTTCAGGCTCTCGTCCACCTCAGTCTCGCTGATGGTGATGGCAACGTTGCCGTCCTCGCCAGGCTCCAGCTTCTTGCCGTTCAGCGTCACGCTCTTCACCGTGCCGTCGCCGCCAAAGTCCTCCCAGCTCGCCGTCTGCTCCCAGCTCTCGATGTTCGTGCCCTTGAACTGCTTGGTCTCCCATTTGCCCTGTGCCGTCTCGTAGGTGATGCAGCGTCCCTTCGCACGTGCCTTTCCTTCCACGGCTGCTATGGCGGTCTCAAGCGTATAGTATCCGCTCTCCAGTGGAACCTGCTCCGTCACGTTATAGGTGTTGCCACCGCCGCTTCCGCTTATCTCCACCAGGTTCTCTTCCTCGTCGCTCCACACATACACCACGCCACCGCACACATACGCTTTGTCTTTCAGTACTTCCGTGCGCACATCGTTCATGTACATGTCTGCGCCAGGCCAGTTATTGCAGTATATGTTACCATTCTTCCCGCAGAAGGATTTGTTCACCGTGTCATAGTACACACCGTCTATCTGGGGGTATGATACAAGTCGTATCTCCACGCCTTCCACCAGCCCGTCAAACCGCGCTGTCGCGCCGTTCCTTGCAGCCAGTGCCGTGTCCTTGTACTCCGATTCCACACTTTCTGCCTTTGCCACAGCAGCGTTGGTCTTCTGGGCGGCATCCGTGGCCTTGCTTGCCGCATCATTGGCAGTTTGGGCCGCAGACCCCGCTGTTGATGCTGCCGTATCTGCTTTCTTTGCCGATGCGTCAGCCACAGCAGCAGAAGCCTTGGCGACAGCTGCTGCATCTTCCGCAGGTTTCGACAGCAGTTTCAACGGGGCGCTCACCACCGTCTCGCCTCTCATGGCAGGGAGGCTCACCACACCGTCCAGCGTGCTCACAGCTTCCAGCTCGTCCACACTCTGGCTGTCAGTCTTTATCTGATTCACCACATCCTGGACCAGTTCCTTTTTCTCTTCTTCTGTCAGTGCCATAGTCATTCGGTTTTGTTGTTATTGCCTATTTGTTCGTTCAATCCGTCAATGAAGCCGGGCACACACAGTTGCTCGGCAACAGTGCGTATCAGTTGCACCTCCTCATCGGTGTATTCAACTGCACCCTTATTCTCGTATATCTTCAGGGCGAAGGCATGTGCCTTGATGCCGTTCACGTTGTTGTAAATCATGTCCGCAAATGTTTCGCGCACATCCATTGGCCGTGCCACCTTGCGACTGACCGATGTATAAACATTGAAATGCTCGAAGTCTATCCTTTTCATCGTATCTCTGTTTTTAACTTGAATGATTCAGTATCTGGTATCGGAAGCCGTCCACCTTGCTAATGAGCACGGTCACGCTGTCACCTTCCGCCATTTTGTAGTTTGTGAGGTTCTCATTGTGGTCGTAGATTCCGTCCAGCGTTATGGGTAATGACCCAGCACGCACCCGGAATGTCACAACCGTGGCAAAGTCCTCAGGAAGTTCGGTTAATCCGAATTTTTCAGCCACTGATGACTCGCTTGGAAGCGTTACCTCCACGCCTGACGACTTATCTTTCTTGAAGTACATCAAAATCACGTTGGCCTGCGAGAAATCAACCGAATAAGAAGTCGCATTCGGGTCAAAGGTCAGTATCTTGGCCTTGGTGTTCACAAAGGACGGTGCCATCAGCGCAGCATTTGACCAAATACCGTAGTTCTTAGTTCCGCCTGATACATGGATAAACAGACCGTAATTCGCTTGGTCCAAGCCATAGTTCCCATATGTGTTTGGGTGTTCATTTACGATACGCCCGGTGGCAGTGAACGCACCGCCTGCCGTTCCCGGTATTACATCGTTGCCGAACATCACATAGCCATCATTACCACCCACACGGAAGAAATTGCTATATATGGCAAGGGAACCGCCTTCACCGCTCTGCGTGGCTTCCGATCCGATACGTCCGTTACCAATGGTGAAGCCGCCTATGGTGCCTTTATATGATTCTATTTCACCCGTAAACTTTCCATTCTTCGCCTCAATGCTGCCGTCCTCCAATATCTTAAAGTTCTCATTGGCGGTTACAAGTCCCTCCAGCTGTATATTTGATGCCTTTATCTTAACGCCGTCCTGACCGGCACCGACAAAGGATTTCAGGTTGCCATCCACATCGATTGCATACAGCCCCGACACCTTGGAGGTAACAATTAAGCCCGTCTCTTCCAGTGCCCGCTCATCCTTGTCATACACAGCTGCCGATATTTTCACCAGTCGCTCCGACTGCTCGAACAGCGTTTTGTACTTGTACGTCAGCGCCTCTATCTTGTCCGTGCTCAACACCAACATATAAAGATAGATGTCTCCGTCAAACGCCAGTTTGAAGTCACCCGTGCCGTTCCACAGTCCGCTGCAGGTGTATTGCACATAGCCGCCGGTAGCAGCGATTTCCTCGCTTACCTCCATACTGTTGAAGTCCGCAAAGCCCGTCTTGTCAACATTCTCAAAACCAATCTTCAGCGTGCCTGCCTTTGCGCAGCGATAAAAGAAACTCAGATACACTGGCAAGGCTTCCTTCTTTCCGGCGCTGTTTGTCGGAAAGGTCGGCACAAAGCGTAGATTCTCATGTTTCTGGCGGATATACTTGTTGCGTATCCGCACCACCTTGCGTCCCATGTCTGTCACCACGCTCGCACCGTCACCCTTCTTCGATAGTGCTGCGCCGTTGGCCCATATCCACCTGTTGCCGACAAGAAAGAACACCGTCTCATTCTCCGAGTTCCACTTCTCCAGTCCCGATGCAAACGTCGGGTTGTTCAGGTATCCCTTTTCGCTTAGGAAATCATTCCTCACGCTGTCAATCGCGCTCTGCACTTTGCCCTCCGTTATCTCAAAACGAGTCTTCACGTCCTCACCAGTCTCCAGCACGAAGGTTCCCTTCATATAGGCGTTGTCTGCATACAGTCCGTTGCCCCGTGGTTGGCGGTCTGCCGGAAACTTGTCGTCCTTAATGCCGTCCAGGTTACCGAGCCTTGCACGCAAAGCGTTGTCAAAGGTCTTGCCACTCACACCGTCCATCACATCAACTCTCGGCTGACCGTCCTCGGTGGCCGATATGAGCACCATATTCTGGCGGTCGGAGTTCGCCGTGTTGCCCATCAGCACACACTCATCACCCTCCTTCGGTTCCACGCCCTCGAACTCCTCCTTCACCACCACGATGCCAGTCTCCGTAACATCGGTCACTTCCACCCAGTAGCTCCGCATATCCTTGCCCGTGAATGTCTGGCAGCGCACCAGGTCGTGCTGTACAAACATATTCTCCTGCTCGAAGGTGATAAGATAGTGCCCGCCCGATTCCTCCACGGTCTTGATGCGTCCGTTGGCCGCGCTCACGCATATCTGACCGCCCACACTCCTCACCTTCTCGATGAGCAGCTCCAACACGGCCATCGTATGCCTCACCGTCAGTTTATCCACCGTCAGGTAGGTACGCCCATCCTCACCTTTCCACAGTTGAAACCCTGCGCCCAGCAGTCCGTCCACAAACTGCCCCGCGCTCCTTATGCTGTCCGAGGTCACGGAGTCAAAGGCCACACCATCAGTCTTTCTCACTGGCTGATTCAGATAATCATCAAACTCATGGTAATCCCACTTATCTGCATTGTCTGCTTCCTTGGCGTGGTCCGCCTCCAGTGCATGTTTCGACTCATCTGCGTTCACAGCATGGTCTGCCTCCTTTGAGTGGTCAGCTTCTATCGCATGGTTGCTGTCCTTGGCATGGATAGCCTCCTTCGCCAGTTCTGCGATATCTGCCTTGGCCGCATGCGCAGCCTCCTTCACTGCCATGCCGCCGTAAGCGGTGCCGCTCGTTCTCAGTGCCGACGTACTGCCCTCGTTCTTTGGTTTCTTTATTACCTTGATGTCTATCATTGCTCAATCTCCTTAAGTGTCATTTCTGCATATCCTTCCTCAAGGTTGCGACTGATGCCCTGCACGAAGAAGGTTTTATCCATCATGGGATGGCGATAGTGAGCGAACAAACTCACGATGCCACCATCTGTATCCGTCAACTTCTGCGTCATAACCACCCTTGGTGCATGCCACTCTTTGTAATAGTAGTCCACATACAACTGCTCAGGCTTAGCGCTCATACCCCTCGAATAGTCATATACCGCCAACAGTCCCTCTCCTGTCAGCGTGTTCAATGGGGTGCTCATCTTCACGCTGTCCGTCACGTCCAACGTCTGGCACTCCGCAGCTGTAAGTGCTGAGTTTATCTTCATTTCGATGTCGTCCTTCACGTTCACAAAGCTCTCCTTTGTGTCGCTCATGTAAACGAGGTCGTTATCACCAGTGTTGTTCACCAGTCCGTTGTCGCTGTATATCTTCACTTCAAACTGCTCCACCATGATACTACTCACATGCGCCAGCAGCGGTATCGTTGTACTGTTCCATTTCGTGTGTCTGAACCACGTCTTGTGCCGTCTCGTCACCACGTCCCACAATGCGTTCACTGGTCCCAGGATCATAAACTTAACCCTACCGCTCACTTTATCTGCCTTCTTGATTGGTATCGCTATGCCCTCTGCATCGATGCCGAGCTCATAGTTCACGTTGTTTTGCAAATCGAACTTGGTACCAACTATCTTGTCACCGATTTTCGGGTCAAAACCTATCGTAAAACACTGCTGGTAGTATTCGTCCTCACTGGAACACTCCTCCAGCGTTTTGTACTTCCGCCACTCGAAGTCCGTCACCTGTCCTTCTGTGCCTTTTTCCACAACACACTTATCCCCTATTATCAGCATACATGCCAGCACACCAACCTTTGATATGTGGTCGCTGCCGTCTCCAATGGCACTATACTTGAACTCATACAACTGAGGACCGGTATCCGTAAACGGAACAAAGCCGTGGTCTGTAATTATATCCCAGGTAGTCCCCACATTCGGGGTCTCCGTCGCCCACCACTGCTGCGTGTAATAGCGTCCGTCACCATTATTACGACTCGGCACGGTCTTGTGCCACCATGCGTATATCATCGAGGAGTAGTGTATTTGCGCGTAGGTGTCCGTCAGTTTCATCACTGGGTTCAGCACCAGTTTTCCGCTCAACACGATATAGTTAGTCGTGCCCTCGTCTGTAGGTGAAAAGACGCCGCCCGTCATACTGCCGTTATACACGGCCCTCGGTATGTCTGCCTTTAGTGAGTTGGCATTCGGATAGGTGGTTGCTTCCTTGTCGTCACAGTTGCCGTTCACACTCACCACCAGGTAGTTCGTCATTTCCACTTTCGATGTCGGAGAGTTGTCCTTACCATCCGTTTTCTTCTCCACCTTACCAAGAGCCATGATAGCAGCGCCTTGGTTCTTCGCCAAAAAGTTCGGCAGTAAATGTTGGTTTCTCCCCTCACTACAGTATTCCTCCATCAGATTACCGCTCCCGCTCTTTGGGAACAGCCACTGACTGTTGTTCATCATCTGCACATACCAGTCAGTCACGCAGCCACCACTATAGGAGGTTTCCTGTCCGTGAGTCATAGCATCAAAGGCATTTATCGCTTTCGTTCCCTCTCCGTCACTACTGTATTCCGTCATGTACTTCTGCTTGTTGCTGAATGGACTTTTCAGCAGATCGTTGTCCAGCGGACTCTCAATCACGCTCTCCATACTCTCCACCTTGGCAGTCAGCATAATTTTATTGTACACCTCGCCTACGCTTATCGTCGTATCCGTGTCTGTCACTAAACCAGTCACGATGTCCGTTGTCTGCCGGGCTGTCGTCACGCTTGCACCAGTCAGCAAATCTCGCCAGTAAATGCGTTCGTCGCCCTTTACGCTCTCCCAGGAGAACAGATAAAACGTGAACCCATCTTGCACAATGTGAAGGTTCAGGTACTTCAGTATCTCCTCCAACACCTCATCCTGCTGCCATACGTCATCCTCCTCATCCCCCATAAAAAGCAACTCACTCACCGTCAGTTGCCCAAATATCGCATAGCGGTTACCTGCCAAATCATCCACAGCCTTACTTCCATCATATAGGTAGCGCATGGCATTACCACCCACGATGTCAAGCTCAGCCGTCACACCGCCCAAAATTTCTTTCAGCATCGCCAAGAATGTGCGTTGTTCCGCCTCCGCCTTTACTACATTATATAGTACACCGAGCGAGCCAACATCACGATATTTAGCATACTGCAATGCCGTCAGCGCATCGATGCAGCTCAACTCTATCTCGTCAAACTCCTCGTTGTAGCCCTGCGAATAGCTCTGCGGTTCGATAAATCCGGCAAAGAGACATTCCCCCTCACGGTAGATGTTCACCACAGCGTCACGGCATGAGGCACAAAAGAAGTCCGGCACGAAGTTCCGCGCCAGAAGGCGTACAGTAGCCTGCTGGCAGAGCAAGTGGTCAAACGTATCGTTCACTTGACTCGTCAGTTCCACTGGATCATCAGTAAACGACAGTTCCCCATTCTTCTCACCAATGACAGTTTCCTTAGTACGGTCACCACCAGTCAGTATATGCACCTCGATGCGCTCGTTCTTCTGGTTGTAAAAGTGTCCGTGTAGATACATGCTCCTTATATTTTGATATTCGTTCCTTTTCTGTTTATTCTCGTCTCGTTGGCAAGCACTGCCACAAGGTCGCGGCCTTTCACCTTCAGTTCATAGATACCGCCACCTCCGCTGCCATTATTGCCGATAAGCGACTTCAGTTTGTTCAGCGGTGCTATCACCTCAGGGTTGCTCTTTGCCCCGGCATACTCGCCCATCAGCGCCAAGGTCGGTCCGTACACGATACCGCCGTTGGCAAATGGGGTAACGGCCACCGATGCCACAAGTCCCTGCATCATGCCGATAAATCCGGCTGCGATGCCGGCACCTGCAAACGGGATGTAAGCGTGTGCCGCCATAAACTCCGAGGCTGCCAACTCACGGTATGCCATAGCCTCTGCCTTCACTGCTGCCATCGTCGCTACGGATGCCGCCACCTCTTCGGGGG